ATCCTGTAGAATCAACTGTTCTAATCAACATCGCAAGTCTTTTACGTGCTTTGATTGTCTTAGCATCTTCAACAAATTGCGCATTTACTAATCCTTCTGAAATAACTAAACCAGCTTTTTCGTAGATTCTAGCAAATCTTCTGTCCCCTACTACTAATTGGTTGTCTGGCATATTATTGTCTTCTATAATTGTCAATGCCCCAATTCTATCCCCTAACTCCATTCTAAACAAATAGTTGTCATTAGCATCTTTAGTCAAGTGGTAACGGTCAAGAGTGTCGGAATTGGCTACAACAATATCTGGCTGATATTTAGAACCTCTATTTTTAACAATGTCAGTTCTAACTTTACGACATAAATCGTAAATATTTGCGCTTGGAATACTTGAAGCCACTGGTGTAAATGCTGGTACAGATGTAAGCAACCCCTTAAGGTTTTGTCCTGTATTGTCTCCGTTTATAATTTGAGCATCAACAACTGTGTTTACATTTACTTCTAAGAACATCGATAATTCAGCAGCAGCCATTGCCGCATCCTCTCCAAACTCCTCTGTTACTGGTAAACTATCCCCTATTTTACGAATAGGCAAAGTTCTTTCAATAAATTTAGCGGTTGATTCTGGGAACGTACCGCCCTCCGCCACCATTGCTGCAGCTCTTACCGTTGTATCTTCATCCCAATCATGGTACTTGATAATTCCATTATCGTTTGAGCGGTCTGATATTTGGATTTTAGGCAACACGTCATATAGCGAACGTCTTTTAACTCCTAACTGTCCAATATCTGGTAACACGTAAGCGTTAGTGTTTCCACTAATTGAAGCACGATTTGTCAATGCTTTAATTTCAACCTCTCCACGATTGCCAGACGCAATACTTTTTAAAGATTCTAACTTTTCAGATACCTCTTTTTCGATTGCATTTTCATCGTTAGATGCAGTTTTCTTAGCATCAATCAATTGTTTTGCAATTTCATCTTCTAATTCAGTTTTTAACGCTGTTTTAGCAGTTTCAACTTGCTTCTTAACCTCCGCATCGATTTCATTTTTACGTATTTGTGCTTCGTGAGCTTGTAAATCCGCTTTGTATTGGTCTAACTCCGCTGGAGTTAATTTTTCCAATTCTTCTGTTTTTTTGTAAACAAACATAGTTTTTAATTTTTAGATTATACTTAATTTTCTCTTTGTTGGCTGAAGTGATTGCTCGGCTTCAATATTTAAAGTGTCTTCCGACGGCTCTTCTTTTGTTTCTAGTGTTGGTGTTGCTGAATTACTTCCCATTACAACCGCACTTCCCTCAACTATTTTTGCTTCTGTAACCGCCCAAAAATAACCACGTTCATCGGCTAATTCTTTATTAGCAATAACTGGATAATATTTATCCCATAAAGCTTTCTCTTCTTTGTCCCATTCAGCTTCTGAATTTATTGCTAAATCAAAAGATACATAACGCATACCTACCGAGTGATTTTTAACCCATCCATTAGCATATTGTTTAAGCATAAAACCGTTACGCAATTTATCAATAGTACTTTCAAAGATTAAAGCTTCAGTTTTTCCAGTGTAGTTTAAGCCTAGTTTTTTCCATTCTATTAATTCAACTGATCCTTTTGCACTGTCAGAAATAACTTTATCAAAATCTCTTTGATGCTCTTGTAAGTGTAAGAATGTTTTATTGTCACTTACTGATTTATTCCAAATTCCATTAATATGAACATCCCCGTGAGAATCAAGAAAGTTAGTGGTATTAATTACCACTTTCACATCCAAAGTATTAGGCAAATCAGCGGAGGCAATAGCTTTGTCTATATTGTTTTTAGATATATTTTCAATATATCCGTAAGCAACTGCATCAGCTCGCTTTTCAGTTGATTTTTTAATAGAAGATAATTCTTTTTTATTTTCCTTTAACGCTTTAAAAAGCTCTTCTTTGTTTTCAAACTCTTTATTAGGGAACTCTATTACTTTTATCATTTTCTTACGATTTTGTCGTTAGTAATAATTTTCTTTTTCTCTTTCAAAGATTTACGCAATTCAGGACTTAAATCTTTTTTTTCAAGTTGCTCTTCAATTTCCTTTAAACTTAATTTAGTACTCATAAATTTGTTTTAATTTAGTTTTAATAATACTTTCATCAACTCCTAATTCTTGCGCAATCTTTAAACTTTCTAATTCAACTTTTCTATTATTGATTTTATCTACTTCAAAGACTGAATTAAACGGCAAATGTTTAAAACTTCCTCTTAAATCTTGCTCTTCTAAAATGAATTCGTATGTATCGGTCATTTGCTGAACTTTTGGCGCTTCATTATAATTAATGAATTTTCCAAGTGCTTTTTCTTGATTTTCGTAAGTACTACCTTTAGATAAAATATCAATAACATCTTTTGGAATACCGTACATATTAGCTACTTTAATCAAATCACTCTCAAATGCTTCATCAAGTCCTAATTGCTTAATATTAGATACCATTTGTTGCATATCAACCTTAGACTTAGTAGCATTTACTTTACGACCGTTTTCTAAACTGTTTTCAATGCTATCTTTTTCAGTATCCCCCATCGGTCTGCTTGTTGTATCTTTCGGGTCATGTTGACCTGAAACAAGAAACTTTTGAGTATATTTTAAATTACTTCCTTTTGATGTCAATGCTAAATCTGAATTAATAGCTATTTGATACAATGCATCTAATCTACTATTCCCCTTTAACCAATTTCCCGAAACTCCACCACTCATATCAGTAAAAACGTATAGTTTAGAAAATTGTAATGTGTCAACTGAATTATTAGGATTTCGATATTTAAACGTCCCTTTTTGAATATCTCGCTTATACTTGCTACTGAATGATATTTGACTAAACTGTTTGATTTGATCTGGTGTAAAATCTAACCCCATAGGGCGTAAATAATACCATACATTAGTATCTACATACAAATAAGCATTTCCACCAGCTAACCAGAATCTATGTTCCCAAAATATGTCAGTCCACGTTTGCCAATCGTTTGGAGTTTTTTTATATGAATATAAAAAATCTTTTTCTACTAACTTATCGTTTTGGTACTTGTCAATTTTTACCTGACTATAGGTATCCGACAAAAAACAAAGAACTTTTAAAATTGCTGGGTTTGATAGTATTACATCTAATTTGGCTTGCTCTGATTTAAAACCTTTGTTCTTATTTTTGCCTCCAAATAATCCATCTAAAATAGAATAGTACCAATTCCCAGAACTATCACGTTCAACGTAATTTGGCAATGAACTACTATTATAACCTATATTAAAGTTAAATCCCATATACGTAAAAAAGTCTTACCTAACTAGAGTTAAGTAAGACTTTGATATTAAATTAGTATTGTCGTTCTTCATATTTTGAACTATGCTACTTCACATAGATTGTGACAAATATATAAAAATTTATTTAGATTCTAATTATTTTCTATAAATCTTCTACCATAGCGTATTGGATCAATAATATCATCAAAAGCTTTTATTACCTCATCATCAACAACTCCTAATCTATCATTGGCATAAGAATAATTTTTAAATTCTAAATCAATACCATCTGAAACATCTGTATAAACTACATTTGTCGATTGAAGCAATGTTATTCCAGCCATAACCGACCCTTTTGGCTTATCAATTCCTACAGCGTACTCCCATCCATAATCACGCAATAATAAAATATTGTCAGGAACAGCACTATCACAAACAATATCAGCATCGAATGGAATGCCTAACTTTCTAAATGTATGTATAATAATTCCGCCTTCATTATTGATATTTGCTAATTCAATAGGTTCTAACTTTGCTAATAATTCATTTTCACTAAAATAATTTCTTTGATGACAGTAAAGAGTATTTGTGTAGCTGTCATATTTTAACTCAACTATTCCAAATTTATGATTTTTACCCCAATCAACCCCAAAGAATGATTTAAATGGTAGTTTTTGAAAATCTTGAAAAGTGTTTCTTTTCCAGTCCAAGAACACCCTTCCTTCTACGCTTCCTATTTCCCCTTTACCGTAAACTCTCCATTTGTTTGCCCAAAACTGATTTTTAATACATCCTTCATCATCGTATCCTTTTTCATAATATGCTAAAATGTTTCTTATTTCATTTTTAGATAAATACTCGTTATCTAAGTAAGTAAGGTTTATGAAATTAAAATCGGTTATTAAATCGTTTCCGTAAAAATAACCATCTGGGTTATAGTCAATGATAACTAAATCTGCTCTTGCTGTTATATCGGTGTATTGTTGAAGCGTAGTTTTATTAGCTTCGTTTATGTAAACTATTTTTCTCCTACGTCCTTTTCCGACATCTTTTTTATCTAATCCTAAAAACTCAACAAAATGTCCAGCCCCGTATGTATAAAGTGTTTCAGATTTATTATAACGTTTATCATTATAATAATTATAATCTTGCATTATTTTTATGTAGTCATTTAATGCGGTATCTTTTAACTTTGAAAGTTCAGCGGAACAAATTGTAACCTCTGATTTATTTCTTTCTACATAATCAATAATAAGCATTAAAATAGAAATTGTTTTACCAGCTCCTTGACCACCCTGTATTACAAATATTTTTTGTTGATTATCTTTAAATTTTGGTAAACCTTCTTTTATTAGTCTTTTAATTTTCCAAAATGCTAATGTTGGTTTGTAAACAAAATCATTCACTTTCTAATGGGTTATCTCCAAAAGCTGGATATTGATTTGTATTTTTATTTTCTGACTCAACAAACTGCATTGATAGTTTCTTTAATTCCTCTGGCGTTGCAATCAATTTCATCAATGCCATCTGTAGTGCTGGAGCGTTTGAGGTGTACCATTTAGAACGCATCGATACTTTTAAAGTGGTTCGATTTACTTCCAATAATCCTTTTAGTTCGTCCAATTCGTCCGAGCCATCAGGGTAAAACTCATAAAAAGAAGATTTTGAACAAGGCAGAAAAGCAACAATGTCATCCACAAAAAATAATTTGTGTTTAACTATCATTTCCTTAGCCTGTTCAAATATTTTCTTTCTGTCGTATGCCATTATCTATGTGTCATTTCATAAAAGCAATCGGGTGCTTTTGATTGGATTTTATATTCTTTTGGCAACGCTTTACAATCTTTTATAAACTGCTCGGCTTCGTCTCGTGTTTCGCAAAGTTTAACATCGATAATTTGTTCTTTGCCTTTGCTATTTAACTGGGTGATTGTTATTTTATATTTCATAATGTAAATTTACGAAGAATTAACCAATATATTTAAAACTTACAGTAACTCTATTAGACGAAGTACTTCCTTTTTTGTGTTTATTTTGTATTTTACCACTTCCACTACTTGTTCTACCTATTCTTGTTATAATCCATTTTTTGTCATTTTTTCTTGAATTAATAAAAGCTGGATTAGAACTTGTTGAAATAAATCCTTTATCATTTGCTTTTAAAATTTCAGCTACATTATTAGATAACAAATGACCTATTCCTATTCCTTGATAATCTGGTAAAATAACTGTTCTATGTCCTTTCCAGTGATTTTTTAATTTAGGATGAGGAAAAGGCAAAACAGAACAAAATCCGCAAATATTATTGTTTAATGTAGCTATAAAAACTCTAGCCGCATTATTATGCGAATGACTTAAATAATGATATTTACTAAACATTGTCCAATATTTAGATTTTTGTTTTGTTTCATAAATTCTAAATTCGATGTTTGGTCTATTTTTTTTTTGCTCTCTATAATCATAGAAAGTCATATCATTTGTATTAAATACCCAATCAGGTAAAAGCCAATCTTCTACATCATGATGACAAGTAATTGCAATAAATTTCTTTTTAGTTTTTCTAATAGCTTTTTGCATTGCAAAAGAACCTATTTTTGCAACTTCTCTGTCGACTACGCTTGTAAATTCATCAAAAGCGAAACATTCATTATCTGATAAAATAGCATTTGCTAAATCAACTCTCATTTTTTCTCCATTAGATAAAACAGAATAAGGTTTTAACCAACTTGGCGGACTTGAAAAACCAACTGAATTAAATGTTTTACAAATTTCCTCTACTGTTTTTTCTTTTGGCATATCATCCAAAATGCTTTCTGAATTATATTCAAATGAATTAATTAAAACATCTGAGAATAATTGTTTTGCAATAGTTGTTTTCCCAGTGCCTGAATGACCTACAATTAATCCAATTTGCCAATTATCATCAATATCAATATTTCCTTTAAATCTTTCTTCAATACAATTAGAATTTAAATCAAAAGTACCTTTAACACTTTCAATTCTGAAAGTAGATTTTGGTTCGTGTTTTTTTATAATGTCAAAAGTCGGCATTCGTAATTTCTTGAAATTAATTCATTATATAAAAGTTCTTGTGTTTTCTCGTCATTTAAAACTATTTCAATTCTAAAATTAGTTTCAAAATCATCTGACAAATCATCTAATTTATTATTAATATCAAACGCTGGCAAATCCAATCCCCACTCTTCCAATTCTTCATTATCCCATTCATTTGCTAATACTTCCCAGTCCCATTCACCACCGCTTGTGTTGTCTTTGATTAAAAATTCTCTTTGTTGGTCTTCGGTTAGGTCTGCAATAGTTACTGGAATTTCTTTCAATCCAATTTCTTTAGCAGCCTTGTATCGCATATTTCCACCTAAGATAATCATATCTTTGTTTACGACAATCGGTCGAAGTTCTAGCATTTCTGGGAAGTCTTTAATAGACTGAACCAATTTTTTAAACTTATCATCTTTGATAATTCTAGGATTGTTCGGGTTAAGTTTAACCTCTTGTATTTTTACTATTTTCATACCCACAAATATATAAAATTAATAATTCATTTTGCTAGGAATAATAACAAAAAATTGTTTTCTTTCAATTCTGTACATGGTGTTAAGCAACGTTTTAATTTCATGAGTTAAGAAAGTAGATTTCCTATACCCATATTTATAAACAAATCTTTCAATTTCTTTATCGGAATATCCAAGCTGCTTAGCGTGTAAGTTTATAGTTGGTCTCATAGCTTTTGTAAGAATTTATCATTGTAATCAAATTCAAAACTTACAAAACCATCTTGTCTATCCAAGTATCTAAAAGTGTAAATCCAGTGCCATTTTATTGTGTTGTTTATCCATTTTTCAGGA